TCGATCCCGATCATCTCCACCAAAACGCCGCTGTAGCTCAGTCGGTAGAGCATCTGATTTGTAATCAGAGGGTCGAGGGTTCGAATCCTTTCGGCGGCACCACTAAATGGGGCCCATGTACAAAGAAACCTGATAAGGTGTACACGGGAACTGAAATCATAGGTATTGGACAGATGCACAAGTCTAATGCAGTACCTATACGTAGAAAAGAGGACGCTAAATCAATAGCGAACATGAGGAGATAACATGAAGAACCACTTTAATAACAAAGACTTTAATAAAAAACCACAGAAGCCAGGAATTGGTGTTGATGTGAGAAACGGTAATGTTGAAAAAGCATTGCGTGTTCTCAAGAAGAAACTTCAAGAGGATGGACTCTTTAATGAGTTACGTGAACGTGAGTTTGCAATGACCAAGGGTGAACGGGGTCGCCGTAATAGAGCGGCAGGAAAACGTAGACAAGCAAAGACGTTAGAGAAACGTATGGAAGAGCAAGGATACTAAACCTTATGGATAATCTTGTACGTACCTACGATAATGTATTATCTGATGAGAAATGCCAGTATTTCATAGATAAATTTGAAAGTAACTCTAAACTGCATACAGTACAAGATAATACTGCTAAATCTGATCGTGACCTTGCAACTTTAACAAGAATTGATTTTGCCACACGCCCAGATTCTCCTTTTATAGATGATATTGAATTTTTGATGAAGACTCTGTTAGATTGTGTCTCATTATATAAGAAAGATGTTCTAATTGCAGAGAATCAACAATGGCCAAAGAAGTACGGCGTAGAACCTCCGAAGATAAAACGATACCTTCCAAATTCTACTGATGAATTTCCTGATCATGTTGATGTCGCAAATGTAGAAACCTCAAAGAGATTTTTGGTTATGTTCATATATCTTGATGATAATGATAAGGGAGAAACAGCGTTAACTTTAAAGGATGATAAATTTATATCACCTTGTAAAAAAGGATCGTGTCTTATATTCCCTCCTTATTGGCCTTGGTTGCATTGCGGCCGGAAAGTTGTGGACAAACCAAAGTATATTATCGGGTCTTACTTACATCATGTATCTGAGAATGTTTAAGAATGTCAAATAACTCTGCACTTTCTAATCTTGCCTCTAGTATAAAACCTTCTGGTGCTATGTTTCATGAGGAGTTTACTACAAAACAGGCTATGCACTATAACATTCCACGTATGGTTGTGGATATGTCTGCAATGGATGAGACTAAAGAGTTGAATAAGGAACTTGAATTTGATATCCGTGACTGTGGGGATAACTTTGCCGGACGAAATAGTTCTGCATCCTGTTTAATGACGAAATGGGACATGCACAAGCACTATGAATCCTTTGCAAAGTTAGGAAAAGCCGCATGTGCAGTTGCAGAGAGCGGAGCTCTTGCAGTAAGGACACATGCAGACGGAACCAATAACCCCATTAAACTTTATGTACAAGAAACGTGGGGATTAATCTATACTAAAGGACATACTACTAAGGCACATACGCATTGGCCTTCTGTTTGGTCATACACCTATTGCGTAAATGGCGAACAATGCTGTGCGCCTCTGGTTTTCCCTTCAGTAGAGGGTGGTAGTTATGAGATTTTCCCTGCTACCTCACAACTAATCGTATTTCCATCATGGATTAATCATTTAGTTCCAGAACATACGTGTGAACACGAACGTATTATGATATCTGGTAATCTGGATGTAATATGGGACTAAAAGAACTTGCAGATAGTGTGAACAGACGGCCTGAACTATCACGCCATCCAGATAGTCAGCGATTTATCCAAAGCTTTCCGATCATAAAGGTTAAAGCATCATTCGATAAAGAGTTTGATGAGGAACTTATCTTCATTATACAGGGGCAAGGTGATACCCAGCGTCATAAGACTAACGTGAAAGCGGATATGACTGATTGGTTTATGCAGAAACAACACCCACAGTTTCAAATGGTAGGTGATAGGGCAATAGAGATTGCTAGAAAGAACAGTCCACACGATTTGGAGATGGAACTTTACGATTGTTGGGGTGCTATCTATAAGAAAAACGATTGGACAAAGGTGCATGACCACTGGCCACATGTTTGGTCTTTTGTTTATTACATACAATGTGGATCGAATGATTCCCCTATACAATTTCCAGATGCAGACTTATCTATATACCCTATTTCTGGTGAGATAGTTATATTTCCTGGCTGGGTACGCCATAAAGTACCTCTACAAGGCGATGATTCAGAGAGAATCATCGTTTCTGGCAACATATCTCCTGTAAAAATTTCTTTTTAGAAACTTCAGAGAGTCTAAATAAAATTCTATGATAGAAACTTTAAATAAGTTTCGTATAATGATTCTAGAAGATCCCGAAGTACCAGAAGTATATCTTATGATACAAGATGGGATGACAGAAGATGAAGCATATGAAATCGTTGAGATGTATAGGGATCAGGGTAAGACTGATCTTAAAGTGGAAGAATACTTTCCTGATGCTCATCGACTAGGACGTAATGCGGAGCTCCATTAATCCTTATAAATAGAATTATATACTATTATAAGGATTAATATGCCACAATCAGATAATTATTTTATGGGTATTGACGGATTTGTATGGTTCGTTGGTGTTGTAGAAGATCGTAAGGATCCTGAGCTTCAAGGTCGTTGCCGAGTAAGATGCTTGGGTTTTCACTCACCTAGTCTTACGGATATACCTACCAGTGATTTACCTTGGGCTCATGTTATGCATCCTGTTACAGATCCTGCCATGCATGGTATGGGCAACAGTCCTTCTTGGTTGGTTGAAGGGTCTTGGGTTATTGGATTTTTTCGGGATGCTGTTGAAAAACAACAACCGATCATTATAGGTTCCTTGCCAGGACAACCGTCAAAAGTAGCGGATTTCAAAACAGGGTTTAATGATCCCCGCCACAAAGAGTCTACGCAAGTGGATGAGGAAGGTAAAAAAATCTATGCTTACAATCCAGAAGATGAGAATGAGTATGGTTCATATCCTTTGGGGGCTCTCAAGGATACTAAAGATAAAAAAAAGGGGAAGTTCACCCGGCCATCTGGTCATACCTATCGTGAAACGGATACCTCTAGACTTTCTAGAGGAGTTACTTCCGAAACACATGGAGCTCTAGAAAAAAGACGTAAAACCCGAAGAACTTCTATACCTACCGCAACCAGACCACACATACCTTCCGTAGAAGATGCGTCCGTTCTAGGTACAGGTCGCCCTGATCCTGTAGTTCCTTGGGATGAACCGCATCCAAAAGGTCTTACGAAAGATGGAGACCCCTATATGTCAGCAAAATATCCATTGAACCATGTGTTCGAATCTGAAGCAGGACATATTATGGAGATTGATGATTCGCCTGGCGGAGAAAGACTTCTTAGAGAACACTCTTCGGGAACATTTGAGGAAATCCATCCTTTAGGTGATAAGGTTGTAAAGGTTGTCGGATCGAATTACGAAATTATTGCTGGTTCCTCTAATGTTCTTATAAAGGGGAATGTAAATCTTACGATTGAGGGAACTAAGAAAGAATTGATAAAGGGTAACTACATTCTTGAGGTAGAGGGTGACTATACTCGTAAGATACATAAGAACGAAAGAGTTAAGGTAGGTGCTGGTTCTTCTGGCGGAAACCTAGAATCTGAGATTAGAGGCAACTATTCATACAACATAAATGATGAAGTAAAGGGTAGAGTTGGTAAAGATCAGACCGTTACTATTCTAGGAAATGAAATAAGAGCAGTTGAGGGTTACTTTAAACATACTGTTACTGGTGATATAACACAAAAGACTACAGGTGGTTCTATGAAGAGAAGTGCATTTTTAGATATTTTAGAAGAAGCTGGATTTGACTTTTCAGTAAAATCTCTAGATGTAGATATTCGATCTAAGTGGAGTACGACTCTAAAAGCTGGAATAAATATAGTCGAAACCGCTGGTAATACAATAGACAGTACTGCTGGAACGATATATACAATCGTTGGTACTACTAAAGTGGATATTAACCCATAATGGCCCCCGTTCATAGACATGGAGATGCAAGATCGTGTGATGCAACCACTGTGGTAAGCATAAACACTAATGTATTTGCAAATGAAAAACTTATTGCGGTACATGGTAATTTTAACACTCATGGATCAGGGCCATTAGTTGCTGGGTCTAAAAACGTATTCATAAAAGGGATTGCTGTTGTAAATCATACACCCGATAACGGATTAGCTGACTCAGCAGGTCATAATCCCACCCCAACCGCAGCTGGTTCTGCGAATGTTAATGTAGGAGATTAGAATGGTAGATTTTACAACACCAAATTTGCCTGGCGCAAACGCATTGTTTAATGCAGTCGCAGCAAAAGTGGAAAGTATAGACATTGCCGCTGTAGCTAACAAATCAAAAGATGCTGCAGATGTAGTGGATAAGCTTAAAGCAGACCTAGAAGATTTGAAAGCAAAAACTGGCCTTGTTATTCCTACATTACCTACTCTACCATCATTAAACTTACAATCGGAACTAACTGCATTAACAAATTTAACGCCTGGTAGTTCTCAATATGCAGCTTCGTTATCTTCTTTAGCCAGTAAATTCGGTTCTGGTCTTACTGCTGGCGGATTTAGTTTAGATAGTATAGTGTCTGAAGCATCTACTACTCTTGCATCTGCTGCGAAAGCTTTATCAGCTGGAATATCCAGTGTATCCTTATCTTCAGCATTATCTGCAGCCATACCAAACTTCGAATTGCCTTCAGGCCTGAATGAAGCGATAGAGAAAGCAAAAGCATCATTACTCGCAGATTTACCTTCATTAAAAGAACTTGCACATTCTTTTTCAGAAAGTATAACAGCAGATGAAACAAAAGGATTATATGGTGATAAATTATCAAGAGAAGCAATGGAATCAAATTTAAGTAGTTTGGCGTCAAACTTGGAATCTGCGGTATTTAAGTTTAATGCAAAGGCGAAAAGGTTACAAACAAACTCAGAACAAATGGACGCATAGGAAAAATATTATGGGTAAGAAGAAATCAAGCGAAGGTCAAGTATCTAACGGAGAAAGAAGAAATGTATCTTCATGGTCTAGAAAGGCTGGACGTAATAGTATTAGTGGATTAGAAAATCTATCAAATAAGGTTGCGGCATGGAAACAAGGTAAGAAAGTTTTCCTTACTATCACGAATCCGATTAAGGGTGAGAAAAGTAAACCGTTTGTAAGAAAAGAAGCAAAAGAAATATGGGGTAAATATTCTCCATATTCTATGAAACAAACTCATTAACATTTGTATAAATAATATGTAGAGGAGTTCGAAGAAATGGCAATTACAGAAAGTCTAAGAAATAACGATGCTTATACTGATGCTCAGGGCCAGAACAAATCTTCTAGGTCTGCTCAGATATATTCTGACTTAGACCTTTTCTTCGGAATGAATAATTCTGATAAAGATGTAAATATAATATATGATGTTCAAGCAGTAAAGAGATCAGTACGAAATCTTGTATTAACAAATCAATACGAAAAACCATTTCACCCAGAAATATATTCTGGAGTACGGGGGATGTTATTTGAATTGATGACTCCAACAACAGCAGTCATTCTTGCCCGTCAGGTTGAAGATGTTATAGAAAATTTTGAACCAAGGGCAAGGTTAGTGGGGGTAAGGGCTTCCCCAAATTTAGATCAAAATTCTTATGAAGTGTCTGTAGAATTTTATATTGTTAATGCCCCATCAGAACTAGTTGAATTAACACTAGCATTAGAGAGAATACGATAATGGCCAATGGAACCAATAGAAGACTAGACGTATCTGAATTTGATTTTGATGATATAAAATTAAACCTTAAAACATTTCTTAAAGCACAAACTACTTTTAAAGATTATGATTTTGAAGGTTCTGGAATAAATTCTCTATTAGATGTTCTAGCATACAATACGCACTATCTTGGTTTTAACTTGAATATGGTTGCAAATGAAATGTTCATGGACACTTCAACCCTGCGATCCAGCATCGTGTCTCATGCAAAAACATTGGGGTATGAAGTAGATTCTTGTAGAGCTCCTTATGCAGATGTTAATATTATTTTAAATGATTCAACATTAAGTTCCGCAACAATGTCAGCAGGAACAGTGTTTACTACCAAAGTTAATAATATAGATTATCAGTTTGTTACTGTAGAAGATATGACAAGGACAACTGCCGGGTCTTCAATACCTTTTAATAATATTAAAATTTATGAAGGCACATATGTTACATCTAGGTATACAGTAGATTATAGTAGTGTTGATCAAAGATTTATTTTACCAGAAGATTCAGCAGACACTTCGACTCTGTCAGTAGAGGTACAAAATTCTGCAACTGATACGGCAACCACCACATTTATAAAAGCAACAGATATTTCTCAATTAACTAGAAATAGTAATGTTTATTATCTTCAAGAAGTAGAAGCAGGAAAATTTGAAGTATACTTTGGAGATGGAGTTGTAAGTAAAAATTTAACGGATGGTAATGTTGTTTTTCTTAAATATGTGGTAACAAATAAAAAAGAGGCAAATGGAGCTGATTCTTTTACTAGTTCTGGTTCAATTGATACGGTTACTAGTGTAACAGTGACAACCCTTAATAAGGCTGTAGGTGGAAGTGAATCAGAGGCATTGTCTTCCATTAAAATTAATGCTCCTTTAGACTATGCTTCTCAAGGAAGATGCGTAACATCAGAAGACTATAAGTTATATGCGAAAAAATTATTTCCACAAACACAAGCAGTTATGGTCTTTGGTGGTGATGTCGGTTCTTATGATCCTAGTTTGGGAGTAACTGATGTTGCTTCATACGGAAGAGTTTATATCTCTATTAAATCTACTACAGGGAATGTTTTAACATCTGCACAGAAAGCTCAATTAATATCTGATTTTCGTAAATACAATGTTGCGTCTATTACTCCAGTTATTATCGATCCAGAGATTGTCTATATTATTTTAAATGTTAATTTTAGTTTTGATTCCAGTAAAACAACTAAAGAAAAAAATACTCTTGTTTCCGATGTTAATACTACGCTTACGAATTATAATAATAATTCACTAAAAAGTTTTAATAATATGTTTAGACATTCTTATGTGTCAACATTAATTGATGATACGAATGATTCTATTTTAAGTAATGTTACAAATGTCACTTTAGCAAAATACTTTACCCCCATTTTAGGCACTACTGATAATACTGGGTATAATCTTTATTTTAATAATGCATTTTATAATCCTCACACTGAACATAATAAGTCTTCTGGTGGTATTGTAGGTTCCACTGGGTTTATTGTAGGAATAGAAACAGAGGTTAGTTTCTTTGATGATGATGGGTCAGGAAACCTAAGAAGGTATCAAGGACTAATAACAAGAACATATATCGATTCAACAGCTGGTACTATAAATTATACAACGGGTCATGTCATAATTAATGCAATAAAAATTTCATCCATATCTAATGTTGATGGTTTACCTTCAACTAAAATTAGGATGACGGTTATACCCTCATCTAAGGATATTGTACCTGTTCGTAATCAAATCTTAGAATTAGATATGGTTAACATATCTGTATCAGGAGAAATAGATACTATTGCTGTAGGAGATTCTGGTGCAAGTTCATCATACACCACTTCAACAAGTTATTCAAGTAATACGAGTTATTAAAAATGGCACCTTTTGATTCTGGTCTAGTAACAAAAATCTCTCCACTGATTGAGGGTCAAGTCCCTGATTTTATTCAGAGCGATCATCCCCAATTTGTAGAATTCCTCAAACAGTATTATCAATTCTTAGAAGCTGCAGAATTAACTGTTGATGGTATTATCAATAATGTTATTCAAGAAACTGAGTCAACAAATTTTATTTGGGGTGAAGATGAAACAAGAATTGTTCTTGAAGTAGGTGGAGGAACAACAGGAAAATTTATAGAAGGGGAAATAATTACAGGGGCAACATCTAAAGCTACTGCAACTGTATTAGTAGATGATCTTTCTAATGATACTTCCAGAATGTTTATATCTTCGCAACAAAAATTTGAAATTGGAGAAACAATAACAGGATCAACCTCTAGTGCAACAGCAATAGTAAATACCTATCGTGCTAATCCTGTACAGACTATTCAACAATTACTAGACTATGCAAATACAGACAACACTACTTCTCTTATGCTGGATGAAATGCAAAGACAGTTTATGGATATTATTCCTAACACACTGGCATCAGGAACATCTAAACGTAATCTTATCAAAAATATTAAAGACCTTTATGCAGCTAAAGGAACTTCTGAAGGACACAAATTATTTCTACGGTTAATGTTTGATGAAGAAGCTGAGACATTTTATCCCACAAAATATATGCTAAGAACTTCTGATGGTAATTGGAATAAACCAGCTACCATTCGTTGTGAGAATACACCTGGCGCTGTTGGTTCAGAAGTTATAGGTCAAATCTTAACAGGCAGAACTTCTGGTTCAACTGTGTTTATTATTAATGCCCTTGAATTGATTCAAGGTGCTTCTTCAGTCACTGAATTTGAAATAGACACTGATTCATTAGTAGGAACTTTTGTTGAAGGAGAAACACTTTATGCCACAGGTGTGAATTCTGATGTGGAACAAAGATTTGTAATTCAAAAAATAGTTACAGGGATTACTGTTCTAGACGGGGGTATTCTTTATAGCGTTGGTGATAATATAACTCTGGACGCTTCGGCTGGTAATGGATTAGCAACTGCAACAGTAAATACTGTTTCTACAGGTGGGGTTAATGAAATAGTTGTAGATGCTGGAGGAAGTAATTATAGAGTAGGTGATGCTTTAGTTTTTAGTAGTACTTCTGCATCTATATCTGCCACTGGTTATGTTTCTGTGATTGGCGGTGCTATGTTATCAGAAGCTTCAGATGATTCCGATGGGTCTGGTGATTATATTATATTTGAAGATGGAACAAATGCCTGTTATCCAGAACTTAATTTTTCTACTCATGAAGAAGATACTATAGTTTTAAATGGAACAGATAGTTCTTCTACTGATGCTAATTGGAAAATTGTTGGTGAATTCGGTACTCCAAGATTGAGAGTTTCAGATAATTCTATTGGTTCTAAAATAGTAGAGGAACTGGGCACAAGTTCTACTTATGGTGAAATAGCTGGAGTTAAATTAACAAGTGGTGGTTCTGGTTATGGTGCATTGCCAGCTATAACAATAGCAAGTTCTTATGGTACAGGGGCCATAATTATACCTACCACAAAAGATATTGGCTCTATATTGGATGCAGAAATTCTAGATGCTGGTTTTCTTTACAGGGAAGCTCCATCAGTTTCGGTTCCAACAAATTTTATTTTAAAAGATGTAACAGGAACTTTTTCTCCGGCCTCCGTACTGTCTTCTCATGTAGGTACTGTAACTTCATACGATACCAACACACAAGTTTTGTCTACAAATATTGAAGACGGTGTTAAAGTTAAAATGGAACAAGAAGATACTATTATTTCTCAAAACATAGAACAAGAGGAAAACACAGAAGTATTTTTCTCTAGAATTTTGGGTGATAATGTTATTCAGAGCAATACTTTAGAAAATCTTACAGATAGAGGCCTTCATATTACGGATGCTGTTGGTATAGAGGCTCAAACAGATTTGGTAGAAGGATTTGTTGATACCATCGTGACAGATGCTGAAGATATTCGCATTAATCAAATAAGTTTAGAAAATGAAGCTGATTATTCTTTAGATGATGAAAAAATTCAACTTGAAGATCAAAATATTGCTGGCGTTGGTAGAGATATCGAACAAAATAATACCTTTCTAATTTATGTTTCTAACCAATATACAACAGGTGGTATGATACTTCAACTTGATGGTTCATCTGCCGGCGATGCAATTTTATTAAATGCTTCAGATGGATCGGCTACCGATGATGGGGATGAGATACTTTTAGATAGAACAGATGCTAGTGGTACTGATGCTGGAAGTAAACTTTTACAACAGAGTGATGATGAAGGAGATGGAATTTTATATGAATCCAATCCAATGGTGTCTAACAAAACGCAAAGAAAAGATAAGTTTGTATTGGATGGGTCTAAAATTCAAAAATTCACTACTGGTGGGTGGATAGATTCTCTTGATACTATTCCTCTTATTTTAGAGACAGGAGAAAACATTCTACTGGACGGTACAGATTCAAATTCTTTAGATAGTGGCAGTCATTTACTATCACAAGTTTCGGATTCGGAACAAAATAGAATTAGAGATGATAATCTCGAATCATCAATAACAAATAGTCAAGTAGTTTGGATTCCTTCTTCTGAGGGTGATGATATAGAATTAGAGAATGAGACTGGCAATTTATTACTAGATGGTACTACTAGAAATTCAATGGCTTTCGTAACATCTCTTACAACTTTTCATTTCGCAACTTTAAATAATGGTGATAAAGTTAAAACAGAGGGTATAAATTCTTATTTTAAAAATGTTCCTATAGAAAGCATTAGAGCTCTAGATGAGACTGATGGTGTACTATTAGAAGATGGTTCTTCTGATATAGGAGTTCAATCTTTATTTTCAATAACTTTAGACAGTACAGCATCTGGTGGCGTTGATGCTGGTGATAACATTCAATTAGAAGATGATATTAATGAAGGACTTCCAGATGGAGGTAGACTCTTAGGAGAAAGTTCTGATGTGAAAGTTAATACTAAAGAAATGCTTATACTAGAAGGTAAAGATGGCAATTCTTCATCATCAGATATAAATGGTTTCTATGATATATTTGAAAACAAAACAATAAACCACGGTGGAAGTTCTGCTTCGAGATTAATAACAGAAGGCGGCGATGGTATTATTGATGAAGAAAGTATCGAAAAAGATAGCATTGGTACTTCCATAACAATTGGTGCTGGCAGTAAGATAATTCTTAACAGTCATCAAATTTCTTCTGATGTTGAAACCATTAGAATAGTTTTTGATCAAACTGATTCGTCTGGGTCAAATGCTGGAGGTGTACTCAAGGCTGATGGTATTTCTGCAACAGAACGGTCTGGTAATCTTCTTATGCAAGAAAGCGGAATTTCTGCTGGTGTATCAGATACAGATGTAGGTGAAAATCTTTTATATGAAGCAGAAGCTTTCTTAACTGGTAATATTATATTAGATCGTACTGATGATAACGATTCTGATTTTGGTTCTGGGTTGATTAATGAAACTGAAAATTCTTTTAAAGGAAAGACGTTAACAACATCAGGTGGTGCTACTGGAAAAGTTATTGCTTCAAACATAGCAAAATTAATTTCTGAGATAGATTTTATAACAACTAAAGTTGGAAATTATAAAAATACAGATAGTTTAATTTCAGAAGATGTTGTTAGAATTCAAGATTCATATTACTATCAAGATTTCTCTTATGAGGTTAGAATTGGCCAATCTGTAGCTACATATATGAACGAATTGAAACGTGCAGTACATCCTTCTGGTTTTGCTGCATTTGGTAAAGTTTCATTTGCTACTCTAATATCAATGGCTATGCCATCCAGCTCTGGAGGAGGACGGATTGATGTTCCATCAACAACATTCACTCCAGAACTGGCTTCTGTACTGGAGGCCATATTTAATTTAAGAATTAAACTTAGACTTGATATTCCGAAGTTTTATGAATCAGGTAATTTGTTTCAAAAACTTATGTTAGAATCTGGAGGTGAGTCACAATTTAATTTTGCTCTTGATGGAACAGATTATGGTACAGCAGCTGAAAGTCCAGGCTTTGATGCTATCGCATCTGAAGATTCAGACGATGATGGTGACAATATTATTATCACTGGTTCTGATGATGGTTCTCAGGTAGATGCTGGTGATCAAATTATACTAGAAGGTACTGATGCAAGTGGTACAAATAATTTCGATATTACAGGCGAATATTCTTATCTAATTCTAAACGGCACTAGTATTTCAGATGGTGAACTTAACGATGCCGGTTCTTATTGTGTATTGAGTGGTTCTGCATTAGGAGTTTATAATCTTGTAGATGCTGATAGCGACTCTCTTGTTCTAAACGGAACTGATGGATCAAGCACTTTCTATAGAATTATACACGAAGATGGTAATGATGCTGGTAGTCGTATAGTTACTGATGCTATTATAGTTGACAGTAGTGTCTTTAGTGTACAACATTTAATTGTATCAGAAGATGCCAATGGCGATAATATTATTTTAAATAGGACAGATATTCTTGGTGCTGATGCAAATAGTAAATTAGTATCTGAATCTGCAGCTGGAGTTGGTGATAATGATCGTGATAAATTATTCCTAAGACAATTAACAGTAAAAATATCTCCTCCTAGGCCCAAAATTTTAACCTCTTATGGTTTAGGTCTTATGGGCGATGGTAGTTTTACTGAGGCTTCTAGTGTTTCAACTATTCAATTGGAAGATGCCTTACGTAAACGTGGCCCAACTATTAACTCAGATAATTTAATACTTGATGGAGTTGATGTTGGTGAAAAAGGCGATGTTAATGATATTAAGTATGGTGGAGATCCCATTCAATTGGAAGAAAGTGCTGCTCTTATGCTTGGTACTTCTGTTTCTTTTGATGACTATGCACAGGTTAGTAGAGGTAAGTTTTCTTTATCTGCCGAAGATGGAGATAATCTCGCTTTAGATAATCCATCAGGTGGTATTTTGTTATCAGAAGAAGATGTAACTGTATCATTTCCTATTAACGAGTTCTTGCGCCCAGATATTATGGTTATGGAAGGTGCATATGATAGACATTCTGAATGGGGAAGATTTGTTTTGGATGGTACATCTTCTGATGGAAGTACGGGTGCATTAAATTCTACTGGTTATGATTATATTGTTCTTGATGGTATAGATGCAATGCAAAGTGGTGCTGATGATAATTTAATATTTGAAGAACAGAATGATAAAAATAAATCTATCGATGGTAACACTAATATTGGTATACTTATGGAGAATCATCATGTTGAGGGTGGTGCTTTTCTAAGAGAATATGGTGGCGGTGCTGTATCAGAAGGAGATAAGATTATACTGGACGGTACTGATGGCAGTTCTACAGATGCTGAAGATAATTTCATCCAAGAGAATACACCAGATTCTAGAATTAGTCAAAACTCTGGCGAATTTGTGTTGGAAAACAATACTCAAGTTTTCTTAACAGCAACTGCTACTGATGCAAATGGATCTAATTCTGGTAGAGTTTTTGGATTGGAAGATGGGACAGGAGGATTTTTAAGTGAAACCGCTGGAATTCCTGGCCAAGATATTCTTTTAGAGTCAGGATCAAGTAGCACTATTGGATCAAAATTATTATTAGATTCTCAAGTTATTGAAATAGAGTCTGGTATTAATGATGGAGAAATTCCAGATCCAAATATTGGAGATAATAGTATATTCCCAACCTATAGTACCCCAGCAATAATATCTACAAGGCCTATAGGAAGAATGTCTTTACAGGATGAGTCGCCTTCAACAATTCTATCACAAGAAGGTGATACAGGGGATGATGTTGTTTTAGATGGTACATCTACAATTGGTTCCATTGCTCTTAATGGGACAAATGGTACTTCTAGTGACGAAAATAGTTCTCTTATTCTAGATGGGACTGACAGTTCTTCAGATAATATTGGAGATAAAGTTCTTCATGAAGACGCTGTTCTTATAGATGGTGGTGGTTATATCCTTATAAGTTCAGCAATATCAGATCAAGCTTCAGGTGGTCTTATGGAGATGAATGGAACGGATGGATCATCTACAAATGCAGGCAGTTATCTTCAGTTTGAAAATGGTACACATGAGAGTTTATTAGGTACTGCGCCTGGATTTTTGGCGCCTGGCCAAGATGCAGAATCATTTGATAATAATGGCGCACTAGTAAAAACTACTTTTGATAACACCAATCAAACTTATGATGTTCTTGAAGGTGTTTAGTAGAACTTGTATAAATATAAAGAAGAAGACGAAAGGGTTATTTAATGGCATATCAAGCAGTTGGGATAGGAACAGTCGCAGATGACGGTACTGGTGATTCTCTAAGAATCGGTGCAGATAAGGTTAATGATAACTTTGTCGAAATTTACACTGCTCTAGGTAATGGGTCTGATATATGTAGTGGTATAAGTGCTACAGCATCTATTATTACTCTTACGGCGCCGACAATAAATGGTGTAGTTGGAGGAACACAAACCACGGCAACTATTACCACACTTGCAAATACTACACTAAATACAGATACAATAAATGCAACACACATTAACAGTGGAACGTTGCACATGATGGCTGGTACAATACGAGATAGTTCTGGATCTATTAGTTTTGTTAACGAAAACCTAGTGACTACTGGTACATTAGGTGCTGGTACAACCACACTGGGTGCTTTAACTTGTGATGCTATTACTTCTACAGGTTCGACTATAGTCTTTGAGGGTGCAACTGCTGATGCAAATGAGACAACTCTTACTGTTACCGATCCTACGGGAGATCGTACTATCACTTTTCCAGATGCCACGGGAACGGTGGTAACAACTGGTGATACAAACTCAGTAACAGGAACAGTAATTGCTGCTGATACTGTCGCAGAAGCAAATATGGCCGATGATGCAATTGGTTCTGTGCAATTAAAAACATTATCTACTCTACTAATTAAAAACTCTAGTGGATCAACTTTAAAAACTTTATATGGTGCTGGCGCATAAATAGAACGAGGAAAAAAACATGACTGCTATTATAACAGAAAAATTTAGACAACATAATGCCGATCAGTTCTTTGAATCGTTCAGTGAAACTGATGGAAATACGTATTACTTGTTTATAGGTAAGTCCACATCTTTTACTTCTGGTACATCTGGCGGTTCTGATGGCGCTCCTCCTACTCCAACTGATGGTATCGGAGAAGAATTTTATGTTTGGGATGATATGATTGCTGCAAAGAAAATAAGTTCAGCGTTTATAACTTATGCTCTTCCTCGTAGAAACTGGACGAATGGTACAATCTATGATCAGTATCATCATAATGTTAATTCTTCAAACACAGCAACATCTGGAGCAACAAATGTTTATGATTCTTCTTTCTTTTTCATGACTTCTGATTATCGTGTATACAAAGTTATTGATAATGGTGGTGGAATTGCATTTAGTGGTAGTGTTCCTACATCAGAATCAACTAGCCCATTTGAATCTGGTGGATACGTTCTACAATATATGTACTCATTATCCAGTTCGCAAATAGACAAATATTTAACAACAGATTTTATGCCTGTAGCTACTAACAGTACTATAAGTGCAGCTGCAACTGATGGTAAAGTTTCTTCTCTTAAAGTTACTTCTGGTTCTGGTTATACAAATGGAACATACTACTCTGCTGTATATGGAGATGGTACAAGTCAGGGAACATCTTCTGGTGCAATTGTCAGAATTACCGTTGCAAATGGTTCAATTTCGGCCTTTGGTCTAACTGCTGGTTCTGATACAACAATGCAAGCCGGCGGATCAGGATATACTTATGGCACTGTCAATCTTTCAACTGGATATACTTTCTCTGATACTTCTCTTTCCACTGCTTCTGTTATGGGGGGTTCTGGAGGAACGATTGAAGTTATAGTTTCACCTAAAGGTGGTCATGGGTTTGACGCTATTAGTGAATTAGGTGGTCATTATATTATGATGAATACTACACTAACTCAATCAGAGGGTGATGATTTTACTGTTGCTAATGATTTTCGTAGAGTTGGAGTGGTTGTTGATCCTACTAATTATGATACTACAACTGTTGCAACTGGTTCTACAATTAGACAAACATATGCATTGAATCTTACATCCGTAGGCGGTACATTTGATGCAGATGAAAAAATCTCTCAAGCAACTACTGGAGCTATAGGTAAAGTTATAGACTGGGATTCAAGTTTAAATATTTTATATTATCAACAAGAACGGTTTGGTGATTACGGAACGAATGGTACTAGTGGTGGTTATGTAGCATTTAGCGGAGCAAATGTAGTGACAGGTGCAACCAGCGGTGCATTGGGAACACCTAATGCAGCTTCAGATTCTGCTGTAACTTTAGCTGGTTCTGGAACAATAACTTTTACAAATGGGTATGCAAATCCAGAACTTCAACCTGATAGTGGTAATATTATATATATTGAAAATAGAAAACCGATCAGTCGTGCTTCAGATCAAACAGAAGATATTAAATTAATAGTGGAGTTCTAAAAAATGCCTAATAAAACAGATTTAAATGTTACCCCGTATTATGATGATTTTGATAAATCTAAAAACTTTCAGCAAATTTTATCTAGGCCTGCGTATGCTGTTCAAGCACGTGAACTTACACAGATGCAGAGTATTCTTAAAAATCAAATTGAACATTTAGGTAATTTTTCTTTATCAGAAGGTACTATGGTTATTCCTGGCTCCCTTAATCTAATGTCGAAACTCAAAGGTATAAAATTAGAAACAAATTTCGGTGGTGCAACTATTGATGTAACACAATATCCAGATGAAGGAACTATTTTAACTGGTATAACATCAGGAGTTAAAGCACTAGTTATTCATAAGGAAGTTGGAACGACTACTGATGAGCCGATGATTTTTGTTAAATATACTCGAGCATCAGATGACAATAGTTCCTCAGAGTTCTTCTCAGGAGAAGATATTTCAGCAGATGTCGCCGTAACACATGGAACTACTGTATTTGCGGCAGGGGCTGCATCAATAAAAACAATTGCAACAAACGCTGCGGTAAACTCTACAGGAGCTCAGGTAGAAGCTGGGATATATTGGATACGAGGTCAATTTGTTGAAACAAGTAAACAAATTGCAATAATTGCAAAAAACAATAGTTTAGGTGATGGAAGAGTTGGGTTTAATCTTTCGGAAACTATTGTTACTCCAGAAGAAGATTCTACTCTTTTAGATAATGCTTCTGGAACCTCAAATTATGCTGCAAAAGGCGCTCACCGACTAAAAATTACTGCAACATTAACAAGTATTGCTGTAGGGTCAACTGATGATGCTAATTTTGTAGAATTAATAACAGTTCTTAAAGGAATTGGACAAAGTACAGTAAAAACTAGACTTGGTGGTATACTTGAAACTTTAGCAAAAAGAACTCACGAAGAATCTGGAAATTATACTGTACGTCCTTTTACTTTTGAAATGAAAGAATCAGTTACACTTAATGAAAATATAGGTGTATACAATAAAGGAGAAGCAACCCGATTTGGTGGCGTTGCTTCTAATGATCTTTTGGCTCTAAAAGTTTCGTCCGGCAAAGCATATATTCGAGGATATGATGTTGAGAAAATAGTATCAAGTGTTCTTGATATTCCTAAATCACGTAATTTTAATTCGGTAAATTCTGGAGTTACTACTTATGATGTAGGAAACTTTCTTAATATTACAAATGTTTATGGTAGTCCTGATATATCTTTTATTAGTGGAGAAACTACACCATATAAACAAATTGAACTTTTTGATACTGCAACTGCAACAAGGGGAAGTTCTTCTGGCACTAGGATTGGAGTATCTCGAGCTCGAACGATAGAGTATTCTTCTGGTACACCAGGCGACACATCTTCAATCTTTAAGTTATATCTTTTTGATTTTCGTCCATTTACATATCTAACTTTAGATGGAACGCCCTCTCCAACACTAGAAGCTAATCATAGTAATGGTGGTGTTCAAGTTAAAGGTGTATCTTCTAAAGCAACAGGTTGGGTATTTGCAGATGGTACTGGAAGTGGTACAGTTATTCTTACTAACGTATCTGGTACATTTATTGATGGAGAAAAAATTACAGCTTCGGATTCTGCTGAAACAGATTCTATAGTAGAGACTTCTGGTAATGTTGATATTGTAATTTCACGAATAGTTACAAAAAATGTTGCAGAAGCTAGACAAATCTTTATGTCTGATGATGACGGCGGCCAAAATTTCAGTGCAGATATTGTATTGGATAAAGTACCATCACCAGAATCTTTTTTAGTATTGGAGCCTGGTACTACTGGAAATGATTCGGGAGATAAGATTTTATCAGAGGGAGGAACTGTTCTCAAGTCAGTTCCTTTTAGTGTACAAAGAGCGGCCGCTACACCCGGCGGTTCTACATTAAATATAGCTAAATTAAAATTTCCAGAAAAAAATGTTAGCTTATTTAAAATGAATAAAGAAAATGTTAAAACGCATCTTACTGCATTAAATAATGGGGTAAGTGATACTTCATATTATTTAAGAAAACAATTTGTTACAACATCAAGCAGTGTTGGTGTTGTTACTCTTAGTGGCGGTACGAATGAAATATTTCAACCACATGCAGAACCAGATTATATGATTACTATTCTTGTTGCTGGTTCTGGTGGATCTGGAGTTCAAGGTGATGTGGTAAGTGCATCTATTGGATTCTCTGGGGGTGGAACTAGTTCTGTTACTATCACTAATGAGGGGGTTTTTG